TCATTTACCCGCATGACACCACCTGACAGACGATTTGATGGATTCGGAGGAATCATAGAGATTATGATTAGGACAGTATAATGACAGCGCAAGACTGGGCTGCATTGGCAGTAGCCATAAGCACTTTGATTGGTTCATTTGCCTTTATGGTTAGGTGGCTAGTTAAACATTATCTTGAAGAATTAAAACCAAACGGGGGCAGTTCCGTGAAAGACCAAGTGAACAGACTAGAGGCCCGCGTTGACCAAATTTATCTACTCCTTTCTGATAGGGATTAGCCTACTCTTAATACCGCAAGTAGCCTATGCTGATGAAATACTAATTGAATTAACTCCAGATATCGCTTATGTAGATACAGTAGTAGAGGTAACAACTCCTATTGAATATGTAATTGAAACAACTACTGGCCCTAGATTTGAAATCGCACCTTCTGGTATAAACACAGAGCGAGTTGCTTGGGTAGATTCTTGGATACAATTACGCCAAGGCGAGGTAATTCTTAGACAAGACGATGATAGTAACCACAATCCTCAAACTAATTACTATGCATCTAAACTTACAGGTACATTAGATACAGGTAGTTATACTATCCGTGCTACATCTTATGATTATATAGTTGCAGGACAAAGACCTGTTGGTACTTATACTTTAAATAGTAATTTAATTAACTTGCCTGCTATTGAGCCTGAACCTATTATACCAACAGAGCCAGAAGTAGAGCCACCTGTTGCTCCACCAGAGCCACCAGAGCCAGTATCATTGCCAATAATTCCATTTGAACCCCCTATTGAACCACCAGTAGTGATTGAAGAACCTCCTGCCCCTGCAGAAGAACCACCTATTGTAATTGAAGAGCCTACACCAGTTGTTGAAGAGCCGCCAGTTGAAGCAGAAGAACCCCCTGTTCCTGTAGAAGAGGCACCTGTTCCTGCAGAGGAACCACCTGCTGAAGCAGAGGAACCACCCACTCCGGTTGAGGAAGCACCTCCTGTAGTTACTGAAGATTCAACACCCGAAGAAGTAGAGGCAGCAGTAGAAGCAATTATTGAAGCAGCAGATGGCGAAGCCATTACTGTTGAGGCTATAGCAGAAGCAGGTCTTACTATTGAAGACTTACCATCTGATACTCCAGTAGAAGTTCGTACCGATGACAATGGTAATGCAGTTGTAATTACTGCAGAAGTTGCTATCGCATTACAAGTATTTGATTCACCTGCTGAATTAGTAAGCGCAATCTTTGATGACCCAGGACAAGTATTAACAGCCGTAGCAAATATAGGTGCTGATATGTCCGATGAAGAACGAGAAGAATCAGAAGAAATTATTGTTGCCTCTGTCATTGCTGGTCAGGCTGCTATAAATGCAACAGGTATGGCAGCAGGTACGGCAACTAGAACTTCAACGCCAAGTTCCCCTGCTGGTGGACCTATGGCTGGTAACGATAAGCCTAAGTCAACAAGAAGGAGAAAACCTTGAAAATATTAAGAGACATGATTGAACAATTATGGACAGTACTAGGTATGTTTATTGCCTGGGTTGTACTTGATGGTTCAGCGAAGACAGTAGTTGGCTATGCAATTATCGGAACACTAATTGCTTGGGCAGTTACTTACCGACTAAGAAACCCAAAGGACGAAAATGAGTAATGTAGTAGACATAGCCAAATCTCAACTTGGATACCAAGAAGTAGGCACAAGAAATGACAGTATGTATGGCAAGTGGTATGGATTAAACTACAACCCTTGGTGTGCAATGTTCGTATCTTGGTGCTTTGACCAAGCAGGACTAGGAGATAAAATTGCAGCCCAAACTAAAAAAGGATTTGCATCTTGTCAAGCAGGACTTAAATGGTTTACAAGTAAAGGCAAAATAGTCCCAGTGGGTAAAGCCCAACCGGGAGATATAGTTTTCTTCCAGTTCGATGCTGATGCAGAGGCCGATCACGTGGGTATCTGCGCTAGTAACGATGGAAAGAAATACCTTACAGTCTATGAGGGTAATACCTCAGGGGACAATAAGGGCAGTCAATCAAACGGAGATGGCGTGTATCTAAAGAAACGTGCCTACTCCCTAGTAATGGGCGTTGCTCGCCCTTAAGGATGGAATATGAATAAAGATAAACTAAAAGCAATCGTAGTTACCTATGTTCGTGCAGCAGTAGCATCAGTAATTGCTCTGTATCTTGCTGGCACAACTGACCTAAAGACACTAGCATTAGCAGGTGTCGCTGCTGTAGCAGGACCAGTCCTAAAGGCATTGGACCCATCAGCAACAGAATTTGGCGTCAACAGTAAGTAATTAAATACCCCTAATAGGGCCTAGAAGGCCCATTAGAGACATGAAGAGCCCCCAACTTAGTAGAGATACTAGGTCAGGGGCTTTTTTGTTGTTTACCCACCTGTTTTATAGAATCCACCTGTTTTAAAAATGGTAGGAATAGCAGACCATAATCGAGTCATACTTACATCACAACATACTGGTATGGTCTCATCATCATGTGCTTTATTTAATTCTTGTTGCCCGGTACAGACGTTACATTTGTATTCATAGGTTGGCATAGCGCAATCGTATCATATGTGTTAATCTTCCGCTACGGGAAACCGTGGGGCAGAAACTTCGATTGACGGGTGACGGCAAAAGCCTAACCAACCCCCTAACCACCATGATTTTTCATGGGGGGTGGGGGGGCATTTCTTGATTTCAGGGTTCAGGCAGTCATCGATTGGCGCCAGCCAATAGGGTGTGGTAGGGTTACACCATGAACGAATTACCTAAACATATCTCCTATTCATCTCTGGGTACTTACCTAGAATGTGGATGGAAATATAACTTAACTAAAATCCAAGGTGTACCTGAGAAACATGCTGTCTGGTTTACAGGTGGATCTGCTGTCCACAAGGCTACTGAACTTTGGGATTTACAAACTCCTGGAGATATTCCTAATACTGAAATGTTATGGAACAAAGTTTGGCACGATCAAGTAAAAGAAGACGAAGAAAAAAACGGCGATATGAATACATGGGAATTTGCCAAACGCGAAGACATGTCTTGGTGGTATGGTGAAGGTCTATGGATGCTTGATCGTTGGGTTACCTTTAGAAATAACGGGTGGAATATCTATGAAGACTACATCGAGAAACAGTATGAAATTCCTTTAGTAGATACTGTGGTTAAGATGGCTATCGACCGAGTGATGACGGATTACGATGGCAATATAGTCCTCTTAGATATTAAGACAGGGGCGTCATCTCAGAGACATCCACTTCAACTTGCTACCTATGCGTGGGCTTTGCGCAAGAATGGTGTAGAAGTGGACAAGGCTGGTTTCTGGGATGCTCGCACTGGTCAAGTATCTACTTGGAATCTTGAACACCTTGCTACTGAAGAGGTAGAAGAGATATATTCAGAATTTGATAGAGCACGTAAGGCTGAGATTTATTTACCTAATCTGTCCAACTGTGGCAGATGTGGTGTGTTATCATACTGTAAGTTTATGAATGGTCAATATACCAAAAAGGAGAAAAACAATGGCTAATGCTAACTTCCAAGTTAGTAGTAAGTTATCAGATGGTCGGATATTTCTGATCGCTGGTAACAACGCTGATGAGTTCAAGGTAAACTTGACTCAAATACTGGGAGATGTCGGGGCTGAGAATTTAATCTCAACCATGGCAACTTCATTAGAGGGAGCACCAATGTCTTACGCGACAGCGGTGGGAAATCTCGCTCAAGGACTAGGTGCAACACCATTACCTAATCCAACACAAACTTTCACCCAGAGTACTGGTCCTACGGGACGGACCTGTAAGCACGGTGAAATGACAAAACGTACTGGGGCAGGCGCAAAGGGACCGTGGAAGGCATTTATGTGTCCTTCACCTAAGGGAACACCAGACCAATGCGAACCAGGATGGATCCGTAGAACCGATACAGAATGGAGCACGTTTTAATGAGTCACTTAATTAAGAAGTTAACGCAAAAAGAAGTATATATTACAGCGGTAGTAACTACTGGAATAATTACTTTAGTTAATTATCTAGGTTAAACAATGAGAACCTTAGCCCGAGCCGTAGGTAGTAAAGATATTGGTGGTGAACCATTACCATCAGTATTTCGTACCTTTGATGTCAATAAAATTGTCATCCGTCGGGCTGAGGTCTCTATGATTGCAGGTACTCCGGGAGCGGGTAAATCAACCCTTGCTCTTGCTATTGCCCTTAGAACTAATGTACCAACACTATACATAAGCGCAGATACAAATGCCCATACTATGGCTATGCGTTTACTATCAATGATTTCTGGTCAACCACAATCCGTGGCTGAACAGATGCTCATAGAAAACGTTGATGAGTCTCGGAAAACTATCAACGATAATTCAGGTCACATCTTCTGGTCATTTGAATCAGCACCAACTTTGTCTGATTTAGATATGGAAGTATCTGCATTTGAAGAACTATGGGGTTGTCCACCAACCTTAATCGTAGTCGATAACCTAATGGATATTGCTAACGATGGTGGTGAAGAGTTCGCTGGAATGCGATCTACAATTAAAGAATTGAAGTATCTTGCAAGAGATACTAATGCTGCAGTTCTTATCCTTCATCACACGAAGGAATCTTACCCTGGTAATCCGTGCCAGCCTAGATCAGCATTACAAGGAATGGTTGCTCAACTGCCAGCCTTGATATGTACAATCGGTAGTAACGCTCCTGGATATATTGCTATTGCACCTGTTAAAAATAGGTACGGTAAAGCAGATCCAAGTGGCGATACATCTTACTGGTTACAATTTAATCCCGAAATGATGGAAGTCTCCGACATACCTGAAAGAACATGAGTATCAAAGATATCTGGGAATTAACTCCAGATTATAAAGATTCAATGGATATACGTGGTGAACCTACTAAGGTTTGTCCATGTGGTTCTTTCATTTGGAAACTACTCGTCGAATGGGACGAAGATAGTAATACAATAAATTCGTACTTTATCGATATGGAGTGTGCTGTCTGTGGGACAAAGGCAACAGCCCCAACAGAGGAGAAATTATGAAGAAAAAAAACCTGAGATACATATTGATGTGTTTTGCGGTCTTTGTGGCTCTATCACCACAAAATGCGGTTGCGATTACGTCGGTCCCAACCCCTATAAAATCTGAATGCATAGAAATGAATTTAACAATTAGCAACAGTAAAAAGTTGGCTAAGAAGTATGCTCAGATTGCAATTAGAGAAGAAGGTTGGAATAAAAAAGAATGGCAATCTTTACTATTACTTTGGACTAAGGAATCACGCTGGGATTACACAGCAGATAACCCTACTTCTAAAGCATACGGTATACCTCAAATTATGGGAATGCCGGAAGATACACCTTTATTTAAGCAAGTTGATTTAGGCATAAAATACATCAAAAAGCGGTATAAAACGCCTACTTCAGCGCTTAATCACCACTCTCGAAAGGGCTGGTACTGAAACTAAATGGCTAACAAGAATGGTCGCAAAGGATCTTTGTTTGAGACAACTGTACTTAAATGGTTGCGCTCTAAAAGTGTAGTGGCTGAAAGATTAACTAAGGCTGGTGCTAAAGATGAAGGCGACATTGTTGTTATGGTCAATGGTAAAACTTATATTCTGGAACTTAAGGCAACCAAAGCACTCAAGTTGCCTGAGTTCTGGAGTGAAGCAGTTATCGAAGCAAAACACTACGCAGAGGCTCGTTCACTAAGCGTGACACCCCCTTCGTATGTTATAATTAAGCGTAGAATGGGTGGTATAAATCAATCATGGGTGGTGGAAGATCTTGACCAATGGATTCAGAAAGTCACAACGTGCAAGTGTACTCCCAATTAAGGAAATACTAGAACATTATGGGGCAAAAGTTCCTGAGCGAAATGGATGGAGCAGTATCCGATGTCCCTTCCATGACGACACACATAGATCAGCAACAGTCAATACTAGAGAAAATGTATTTTGTTGTTTCGCCTGTCAGGTTAAAGGTGATACTTACAGAATTATTATGGACAAAGAGGGGATAAGATTTAATGAAGCAATCAAGTTTGCAGAAAGAATCTCTGGGCAAAGCAGCAAAGTATTACGCAGCAGCGATACACGAAGCAGAGGATTACCTCGCAGAACGGGGGATTACTCTGGAGGTAGCGAGGAGAGTGGGCTTGGGCGTCGTACTAGATCCAATAACGGGACACGAGCAGTATGAAAATCGTCTCTCCATTCCGTACATTACACGTTCGGGCGTGGTTGATATTAGATTCAGATCTTTGGATGCACAAGAACCAAAGTACATGGGGTTGGCTGGTGCCAATACGCATCTCTTTAACACTAAGGCCTTTTTCAAAGCGTCGTCATTTATTTGCATTTGTGAAGGTGAGATTGACACGATTACGTTGGATTATGTTTGTAATATACCTTCGGTGGGGGTACCAGGCGTGAACAACTGGAAGAAACATTATACTAAATTGTTAGCAGATTTTGATAAAGTCTTTATGTTTGCTGATGGTGACAATGCCGGACATGAGTTTTCTAAATCATTAACAAAAGAATTAGGTAACGTTGTTACTGTGCAAATGCCTGAGGGTGAAGATGTTAACTCAATGTATCTCAAGCATGGTGCTGAGTATTTCCAACAGAAGATTAGGAACTCTCAATGAGTGTACTTATCCCATCTGAAAACGGTTTTAGTTGCGAAGATTGCGACTTTAAAACTGAAGATATCTTTATGTTCCTTGAGCATTGTGACATTTGTTTTTCATGGAACTTACGCTTAAGTAATCGTTATAGTATTGATTTGTATTCAATATTAGAAGAGGTTAATGAAATGTTAACGCGAGGAGAAGTTGATGCTGCAACAGACATAATTCAATCTGTTACCTTGGCTCTTGTTAATTCTTCTGAGGGTGAGAAAACCTTTCATAAATTTCTGAGTGAGGCTATGACAGTTGAGTCTACAGTAGACATGATAAACGGGATAGAGGAGATGCTTAAACAAGATGGCAACGACGAAAAACATACCTGATCCTACGGATTTTGAGATAGCAATATGGCAAGAGGTAGAAGATCTTGTTAATTTATTGATATCTAAACATAAAGATTATGGACCTAAGAATATATCTAACGCACCTGGCGGTGCTATAAATGGACTAAGAGTTCGGATACATGATAAGACTGCACGTATAAATAACTTATACGACAGTATGAAAGACATGGCGCCTGAACATGAATCCTTTGAGGATTCGTTTAAGGATCTAGCAAACTATGCGATAATCGCATTGTTGGTACTGAAAGGAAAATGGGATCAATGAAAATATTTGGACCATATAAAGGTAGTAAACAGAATGGCGGTAGACCAATCTTTGTTATTAAACGTAAGAAGAAAGATGGAACTACCGAGACTACATCTACCAATAAAGCCCG